ATTAAGTTTCTTGGCAAGATTGATTGCGTGTCCTGGATTACTGAATGAATTCTTTTTGTATTTGGGGCCAGGATATTGTACTAACATGTTTGATGTCTTAAGATTGATAGGTTTAGAGTCGTAGAATACAGCCCATACTCCTTCGCTGGCCAACACTTGTTCGGTCTTATAGGTATTTCTATTTGTTAATTCAACTAACACAGTTGGCTTTGGTCTACTCATATCTTTTCCTTAATATACTCATATTATTTATCCCATAATATGCGTAGATTTAGTTAGCAAGTCCCAAAATTCTGGATGTGATTCTGCGTAGTTAAGACCAATTGCATTATTATATTTTGTAATATATTCAATGGCCGGTGTGGCATCGTAATTGTCGTCGGCTACAATTGCCTGGGTCAAATATGCAAGCTCTGGTGTTTTTATTAATTTATCAATTACGGCTTGTTTAATATTTGTTGGTAATGTATGTGCTGACAACGAACCAGTAGATATATTGTAAGGGCCAATCTTTCGTTCAAATCGAGGAAAGTTAGTACTACAAAACTCATATAGTTCAGACAAATAATAAATGTTCAATAAACTATATGTAGGATGAATTCCTAGTTCAAAAGTGCTGTCGCAATTATCTTTGAACCAATTTAGATTTTCAACTACCTTGTTCCATTCTGCACCATATCGTTGATACTCAAACCTACTACCGATGTCGTCGATACTAAAATAAATGCTAACAGATTTACATGCCGACAATAATTCAAAAAACTCTGGATCAGGTAATACTGTACCGTTGGTAAAAATACGAACAATCACTCTTGACAATCTGCTGTGTTGTTTTAAATTCCTAAAAAATTCTGTGTATGCTGATTGTAAAAATACTTCGCCACCTTGTAACTGTAATAACTCAATATTTTTAAACCATTCAGGGTCATTGATTACAGGACGATTAACAGTTTTGTATCTTGGAGAATTGTGTGGCTCACCATGCATTTTTTTATATACAGGAGCCCAGTTTGTACTAGAGTGGGGATCACAAATAGCACATGCCAAATTACACAAATTGCCTAAATTTAAATCAACCTGAGTAGATAATTTTATTGGGTCTGTTCCACGACCCATTTGCGTTAATCTATCAATAGCATAAGTTCTTCCACTAATACCAGACAATGATTCATTATGAACACATTGTTGACATACTGGTCCTAGCTTGCCTTCGATGTTATCTTGTCTTAGTTGTTGCACAAAACTACTTTGATTATAAGTTTCGAAAATCTTTGTGCCATCATCAACTACTACATCCTCATCAGGACTTGCCCAGCAACAAGGTTTAATACAAAATGTTTTGTTACTTTGTAATACAAATACACGTTGCCATAATTCTGGACAAAAATTTGGTGCATCCAGTGCTGGTAAATTTTCTATGCTCATTTAAATGCGCCGCCGTCGACTTCGATTTTAATAATTTCGTTAGCAGGATCAGTTGATGATAAATCTGTATTAGCATCATCCTGTAATTTTTGTAACGCTAATAATAATTGTGTTATGTCAGCATGAAGACTTTTGGCATCTTTCATGGGCATTATAAAATCCTTGGCAGCCCGTGCATCAAAACCTTGCACACGTTCGATGAATTTTTGTATGTGTATCATTTTACAAATTGTCCTAGTTCAGGAGGAGTCCACCCTAGTGGCTTAAGGACTTTACCGTCCTCACGCTTACGTACCTTGCCAGTTTCTTTGTCAATCTTAGCAAAGTTTGTACGCATAACTTCTTTCCAAGCGCCTTCAGCATCAAACCCGGCACTGTGGATAGCACCTACTGTAACAACCATTATATCAATCAATGCATCTAACATTTCAGTTCGATCATTGGCGTTGTATGCTGCATTTAGTTCGTCTGACTCTTCTTTGATTAAATTAACATATAAATCAAATTGTTCTCTGTTCCATTTTCCTGTGCTTTGATCACAGGCTTTCATAAATTTTTCTTGGTCTCTAAATGGATTCATTTTACTTCGCCTTGAGTGTGGAATGGGCCTTTATATTCGTATCTTTGTAATGTAATTAATTTAGGATCTTGCACAATCTTCCAAGTGCGATTTTTACAAACTCTGTACCACCCGGCTGCAAACCAAGATTTTGATTTGCGAGTTTTGGTAAACAATGGCAGTTTGTGTGGAACATCCCATACTGCATTATATATGCGCCCTTTTGCTGGAAATCCATGTACCAAATTAGTAACATTTTTATCGTGCTTAAGTGCATCTCTTTCAAAATGTATTTCAGCACGTTGTGCTGCCATACGTATTGTTTTATATTTAGAAACCTTGTTATTAATTTTAACTTGGTATCCGCCAGCACATGCTTCAACATTGCCTATCTTCTCTTCATTTTTTTGTAAGATCCAAAATTGATTTGGAACTACTGGTTTTGCTACTATCATGCTTCCTCCTTGGTTGACAATGGGCCTTTGTAGGTTTCATTTAACCAACGGCTGATTTGATCAGCTGACTCACTGCACTTATTCAACTCATACTTTCCACAAAATTGCATAAATCTTACACCTACTTGCCCAACATCTTTGTGTGAAACTTGCTCACGTATTGCAGAATCTATTTCTGCTTTAATATCTTCGGGTTGTGCTGTTAAATCAATTAATACTCGATTGCGGTCATAGTCATCAAACACTTTATGTTCGACTCCATCTGGATCAGTCCAACGTTGCAGCATCATGTTGTTCCAATTGTAGCCTTGTTTGTCTCTGTCGGCATAAGCTTCGCGGAGACCAACTTTATTCTTTGTCCCCTTTTCACGAACTCCAGGATACGCACTGAATACATTGTCTGAGCTATCTCCACGCATACACTTCTCGAATAACAACCACGCCGGATCCGGAATGGTTTTTGCTTGTTTAGTTTTCTTATCAATGACAGGGTTACCTTTGGCATCAAAAATACCTTCTATTGTCAACAGTTCATCAGTGATACCATTATATTGTTTGACATTGGGTGCGAGTAACTGCACAAAATCTGTGTCGCTCGAAATAATAATGTGTTCGTCTTGGGGGTGTAGCGCAATCCATCGTGCAATGATATCATCTGCTTCGGCATTAGCATGCCTGATAACGCTGCAATTGGTTCGCGTAGACAAGTATTTAGTCAGCTCATCATACGTTTCCCAGAACATTTTGTCTTCTTCTTGCTCTATTTCGTTCATTTTACCCCGAGCAACTGCACGATTTGCTTTATATGGCTTGTAGTAATCTTTGCGCCAACTACGTCCCTCTAGTGCGAATATTACGTGATCGGACTCAAAACGTCGAGCTACTTTGTTTACTGCCATTAATGTAACGTGTAATGCAAAGCCTATTTTGGTCCAAGAGTCGGCGGCCCTAAATGCTCCGTGCCGAGCACGAAAGAACATATTGGCTGTATCAATCAGCACATAACGCATAGAAAACCTTAAATGAAGTTATTAACAATAATGTATTGTAACACAAAACGGTGAAAAAAGCTATGGCCTTCTCGTCCAAAATGCCACGAATTGAGTGCTACTGTATCAATACTTTGTTTTCGGATAATGTAATCAAATGTCATTGTAGGTTCGTATGGTGCAATGTAGCACATATCCCACACCCGTTGATCTTCAATTTTGGAAAAATCGTTATTGCCATTAAAGAATATATGCTTGATTCCTTGCTCTTGTAGTTCTTTGTGGAACTGCCATATTTCTTCGTGTGCCTGACGTGTTTTTTCTGCCCAGTCAACGCTTACTACATATTCTTTGTAACGCTGACGATGACTTTCCGGAATGTCGTCTGCGCCTGAAGCATTAATCTGATAGTACACATCGTCAATTAACCATTCCTCACGTTCCCAAGTTGACCATTGTATGACTATTAGCGCATCTTTTAAATGGCGTTGTTGATCAGCAATCCACTTGCGTGTGGTTCTTATTATTCTTGTATTAGAGCTTGCACTTTCAGCATCACAGTGAAAACTACTGCGTAACGATAGACTTAATAGCTTCCCCCAACTTACTGCTACGTTGTCTGGGTGTGGAGCACGGCCCATATAAAACAATTTGCCGTCGTCCATGGCAAATGCGTGTGGGTTAACGGCTTCTGCGGCCGCTGTGTGACTATCTCCGTTTACGTATAAAATCATTGGTTTAAAACTTTTTCAGCATATGGTAATAAAAATTCTGCCCAAGCTTGATGTGCATCTTCTCCATAATGTCCCCATTCATCTATAGGCTTAAATCCTTGTTCGTTTGCCCAACGCAGGTAAGGAGAGTTTCCATACCAAGTATCGTAAGGATTAACATAGTAATTTCCAAAGTCACAAGTACTAGGAATTTGAAAAGACTGTGCAGTATTAAAAAACAAATGTTTAACTTTGTGTTTTAGCAACCATTCGTGGAATTCTACAATTAGTGGATAAATTACTTTTTGTCTTTCATAAAAACTATAGGACTCATCTAATGAGCCGACCCATTGTTTGTAACGAATCTCTAAGGTAGGAGGCAATGCTTCGTGGCCACTACCATTGATTGGCCACCATGCACCATTGTGGAACCATTCTTCGCGTTCAAAGCTTGGCCACCCTATAACGACAAATAAATCACCTTTTGTTTGATAAACAAATTGTTTTGTTGTGCGTATACATCTAGCAATGCTTCCGCCGCTTTTTGCCTGACAAACCAAATCAGCGTTTAATTTATTTGCTAAAACGGCGCCGTAGGTGTATGGTAAGTTTGCCGGATGTGGAGCTTCGTCAATATCTAAATAGTCATCAGAATCTGTGGTCATTCCGCTGTTTGACTTTATACCACATCCTACTCCGTGACTATCCCCGTTGACATATATGATCATATGTTTGATTCTTTCTCATATATTGATATAGTGTTTCCGCCCAGTCCTCGTGCGCCTCTGGCGGATAATGCATCCATCCTGGAGTAATTTCTTGATAATTTTTATTTTGACAATAATGCACATAGGTACCGGACTCGTTATAAGGAGAGTAAAAGCTATTGTTCCAACTAAATTCTGGTTCGCCGTCTGGCAGTTTAAACG